TGAAAACCAGACGCGAAGAGCTTAATATGTCATATCAGACTTTATCCGAAAAAGTTGGCATCAGTAAATCTACGCTTCAAAGATACGAAACTGGATATATAAAAAACATGCCTGTAGACAAATTAGAAGAAATTGCTGACGCACTTAGCGTATCGCCAGCTTATCTGATGGGATGGGAAAGCTCCAAGCCTATTACTATGGCAGCTCATCTCGATGGCAAAGATTTCACCAAAGAACAATGGAGCCGTATAGAATCTTTTGCCAAATTTGTAAAACAGGAAGATACAAAGCAAATCCCATAAACAGAACAGCTCTTATGCTGCACTTAATGCTGGGAGGGATAAAGTTTGAATAAATTAGAACACTTAGAACAAGAAGCCTTTGATAGTAATGTGAAGATTCATGATTACTATCTTGGTGAAGATAATTTAAAAGGATTTTACATCAATGGAAATATTGCTATCAATACATCTGTTGGCACTACCGCAGAAAAATCCTGTGTTCTTGCTGAAGAACTCGGACACCACTACACTTCCGTTGGCAATATTCTTGACTTGACATCTGCTGCCAACCGAAAACAGGAACGTCAGGCAAGGCTCTGGGCATACAACAAGCAGATCGGTCTGATCGGACTGGTACGAGCCTTTGAGCATGGCTGCCAGAACCGGTTTGAAATTGCAGAATATCTGGAAGTGACAGAAGAATTTCTGGAAGAATGCATTGAATGTTACCGGAATAAGTACGGGATATGCAAGCAGGTAGATAATTATGTGGTGTATTTTATACCACAGTTGTCGGTGATGAAATTGGTATAACCGTAGCAGACAGAATAATAAAAGCGGAGCATAAACCTATTCATAATAAGCATCTGAGGTGATTAAAATATTAATCGGTTTATTAATATCAATTACACCGTTCAATCCTTTGAATTTTGGATTCTTTGGGCGTGGGTAATTGTATTCATCAGATATGTTGTACCCTACACGATCAATCAGATCCTCAACATCTCGTCCTGTATAATTTTCACATATTGATTTGCCGTCAACATCGGTAAATGTTACTTTTGCTATTAACACAGTATCACCTCCAAGGAGCGTCGCATGGAATACGTAAACTATTTAAAACACAATTTTGATATAAGTATTATACCCTCACCCCATCAAGATTACAACTTTCTTCATAAGATTAATGCTTTATATTTTGCTGCCGGAAGATATCTCAATACATGCATAAGGCAGTATAACAGGATTGAAGATTGGGCTCAACAGCAAAAAGATATGGGAAGCCGAACTGTACACTTGGAAGAAGAAATTGACTTTAATTTAATATTTTCAGATATTCACTATCTTCTTATTGCATTAGATAAATGCTACAAATTAGAGGGCGAACTTTATGAATTACTATGGGACAAACAAAAGAAAGATATTTTTCTTGATTTAGAAACCGTAGACGATATACGGTTAATGCGTAACACTCTTGAGCATATGGAAGAAAACTTATTAAAGTATAATAAAAATGATGGCTTTCCTTTGCCTGATGAATATAAGAAAAATGGCTGGTCTTGGCTTGAATACCAAATGGCTACAATATCAAATGGGGAATTCCAATTAAAAGACAAGACGTTGGTATTTTCAGAAACAATGTTTGATTCAGCTATAATTGCTCTCACTGAAATTGAGCAAAAATTTATAGATAGAATGGCACATTTCAATCGAGAATAGATTGTACAAAAACCTTGTATATTATTAGTTAAGAAAGGACGTGATCACATGCCATTACCAAAACCAAACACTTACACAGTTGAAGATATCTATCTTCTCCCAGAGGGACAACGCGCCGAGCTGATTGATGGTCAGATCTACAATATGGCTCCACCGAGTCCACTGCATCAGAAACTTGTTGCATTATTTACTACCGCTCTTCAAAATTATATCAAATCAAATGGCGGTTCCTGTGAGGTTTATCCTGCTCCATTTGCTGTTTTTCTTAATCAGGATAGTTATAATTATGTTGAACCAGATATCTCTGTAATTTGCGATCCAAGTAAAATGAATGACAAAGGATGCAATGGTGCTCCTGATTTCATCATTGAGATTGTATCGCCAAGCAGCCAGCGCATGGATTATCTCACAAAATTATTTAAGTACCGGACAGCCGGTGTCCGCGAATACTGGATTGTTAACCCAATGACACGGATCGTTCAAGTCTACTGTTTTGGTGAGCCAGAAGATTCTACGCAATATTCTTTTGATGAAGAAATCAGTGTGGGAATCTACAGCGATTTAAAAATCTGCATTGCAGATTTACTGAAATAAAAAAGAAAACCGCTCCTGCGCCAACAGGAACGGCTCAAGACTAATGCCCCGAAGGATACACCAGTACGTTCAAAATATAGTGTATCATCTTCGGGCAGCCACCGCAAGCAGAACTCATGTTCTTCTGCTGGCTGTTATTTTTATACTCATTTTTACGTATATTGAAGAGAAAGGTGATATAATATGCCAAGTAAAATTGAACGCTGCGCCATTTACATCCGTGTGTCTACCGCTGAACAAATGATGCATGGTAAATCCTTGGAAGCACAAAAACAATACCTGACCAATTACGCCAAAGAACATAATATGACCGTTGCTGGAGTTTATGCTGACGAGGGTAAAACTGCCCGTAAAGAATTAAAAAAGAGAAAAGCCATCCATTCCCTGCTTGAGGACGTAAAAGCCGGAAAAATTGATGTGATCATCTTCTGGCGAATTGACAGATGGTTCCGTAACCTGTCTGATTTTTATAAGGTCCAGGAAGTCCTTGACGATAATAACGTCCGCTGGATCAGCACCAGTGAACCAGGAATCAATATGGAAACCAGGGATGGACGGTTGCAGCTGAATGTAGTCTTATCTATTGGCCAGAATGAAGTTGATACCACCAGTGAACGTATCAAATTCGTAAATGAAGCATCTATCCGACAAGGAAAGCTGATCTTCGGTGATGTAAATATGGGATATGGTTATAAATCCGGAATCATTGACGGCGTAAAACGCATGGTAAAAGATCCTGATCGAGAAGACACTGTAAATGCCTTTTATCGTTTTTTCTTTAAGCACCATGCAAAAGGGCTTTCCATGCGCTATATTCAGGAAAATTATGATCCGAATTTCACATGGGCGAATATGCGAACATTGCTATCAAGTGAATTTTACAAAGGAACCTATCGCGGGATTCCATACTGCCCTGCTTACCTGACAGAATCTGAATGGAACAATCTGCAGGAAATACAGAACGCAAATGTTAAGCGTGCTCCTTCTGGCCGGATTTATCTTTTCAGTGGCATGATAAATTGTCCGATCTGTGGACGCAGGCTTAGCGCAAGAGGCGGTTCGTCCATTATCAACAGGAAAACCGGTGCCAAAAAAGTATACTGCTATTACCGATGCAATAAAGCTTTTATTGATCACAAATGTACATACAAGCACATGGTAAGTCAAAATCTCATAGAACAATACCTGATTGATCATCTGGAATACGAATACAATAAATTTAAAATAAAATGTGAAAAAATTGAAAAGGAACAAGAAAAAAAGAAGAAAGTTCAGACTCCGGAAAAGCTTCAGAAAGAATTAGAACGATTAAATCTTCTCTTCCAGAAAGGAAGAATCGAATGGGATTATTACAGTAAGGAATATGACCGGATTGAAAACAAACTGAATGAATTGTTAAATGTGGCTCCGGAATTAGAACCTGATTATGCTTATCTGGAAGAGCTGCTGAATACAGACTTTAGAACAATGTACTACAATTTAACCCAAGAAAACCGCAGAGCCTTCTGGCATTCTATTATCCGGGAGATTCACCTGAACACTGATCATACTGTCGACTCTGTTGATTTCTTATAG